ATGAATAATGAACTATTAAGATATAGCCTCCAATTATCTATGCTGTCTATGTTACTTTCTAAGCACTTGCTCAGTGATATTGAATATAAAAAGATAAAACTAAAGCTGATGAAAAAGTATAATATCTCTACAGAATTATATTTATAATGTTTTGCAAGTGTGGTATAATAGAACTGCATAGAAAGATACAAAAAGGAGGCAGTGCAGTGAAAAAGGATGTTAAAGTTATTAAAGGTGATACCACACTGAAAAGAACTGCATCAGGGTGTGTTCAACGCTCAATAAAGAGAGTGGCAGCTTATTGCAGAGTTAGTACGGATACTGAAGATCAGATTAATAGCTATAATTCTCAGGTAGAACATTACACAGAATTTATACAGAAAAATAAAGAGTGGACTCTTGCCGGAATATATGCTGACGAGGCGATAACAGGAACACAGGTTGATCGAAGAATTGACTTTCAAAGATTAATAAACGACTGTATGAACGGCGATATAGATATGATAATTACAAAGTCTATATCAAGATTTGCAAGAAATACATTAGACACCTTAAAGTATGTAAGAAAGTTGAAAGAGTTTAATGTTGCGGTCTTTTTTGAAGAGGAAAACATAAACACCTTAACAATGGACGGAGAGTTGCTTTTAACAATTTTAAGTTCAGTTGCGCAACAGGAAGTAGAGAACATTTCAGCCAATGTCAAAAAAGGTTTGAGAATGAAGATGGAAAGAGGAGAAATGGTAGGCTTTCAAGGGTGTTTAGGCTATGACTATGATCCGGAAACTAAAAGCATTTCTATCAATGAAAAAGAAGCTGAGATTGTAAGATATATTTTCAGAAGATATATTGAAGGTGTTGGCGGTATGGTAATCTCCAGAGAACTTGAAGAACAAGGATATTTATCGCCAAGAGGAAATAAAAGATGGACGGAAACAACAGTTTTAGGAATCATAAAAAATGAGAAATATAAAGGGGATCTTATGATGGGAAAGACCTATACGGTTGATCCTATTTCAAAGAGAAGATTGGATAATTTCGGAGAACAGGATAAGTTTTATATAGAGAACCATCACGAGCCAATCATTTCGGAAGAAGATTTTGAAAAAGCTCAAGGTATTAGATTAAGAAGGTCAAAAAACAGAAATACCGTTGCTAATAATGGCGGTAAGAGAGAAAAGTATTCAAGAAAATATGCTTTTAGCAGTATGCTTGAATGTGGATTTTGTGGTCATAATCTTTCAAGAAGAAATTGGCATTCGAGTTCAGAGTATACAAAAGTTATATGGCAGTGTGTCAATGCTACTAAAAACGGAAAGAAGTATTGTCCGCATAGTAAAGGGATTGAAGAAGAAGCCATAGAAAAAGCATTCATGGAAAGTTATCGTCAGGTATGCCACAATAATGTTGAAATTACTAATGAATTCCTTAAAACTGTGGAAGAAGAATTGAAAGACAACAGTTTAGCTAAAGACCTGAAGAAGATAACAAATCAACTTGATAAGATACTAAAGAAAGAAAAGGATCTTGTTGAGTTAAGGCTGAATGAATCAATCAGCATGGATATATATCAGGATAAGTATAATGAAATAGCTATTAGTAAAGAGAAATTACTTGCAGAAAAAAGGACTTTAGAAGTAACACTCACTGATGAAAAAGCGTTGAAGAAAAGGCTCGAGGGGTTTAAAAAATTACTTGAGTCCAATAAATATCTTGAGGAATTTGATAGGGCAGTATTTGAAAGTATAGTAGATAAAATCATCATTGGGGGAACTAACGATGAAGGTGAAATTGATCCTGCAATGATTACTATCATATATAAGACTGGAAAAAAAGATTCTCAGGACGGAAGATTATTCAAGAGCAGAAGAAAAAATGCCAAGGAAGTTAATGAGGAAACTGACAACAAATTGTATCCTCATTCAAGCGACGAGGTTAATAATTTGTATTCCTATCCTATTGACAACACATGTGGAGACTGTAGTATTGATGTCAAGAAAATAGAATAACAAGCTATAAAAGTGTTGAAACTAATGGCTTTTAGGATTTTAGAAGAAATCTTAAAAGCTATTTTTCAATTAGAAAAACACCTTGTGGGAACATATCAATAGTAAAAATCGTAGGGGTGTGTAGACAGAATAGATATTTATAGGGAGAGTGGACAGAATAGACATATAAAATATATTAAAAAAAGAGCTAGCCAAAAATAAATAGGCTAGTTCTTTTAGTTAGAAAGGAATCTGATCATCACTTGAAAAATCAAATCCTGAATTAGAATCATCAGTAAAATCTTTATTGTATTCACTGTGGTCGCATAAGATTCCATCTATAAAAAATCTTGTTTTAGCCCCACAAGTTTCGCAGTATCTGGCATTACTTGGGTTATGATGTATTTCACCAATATCATCAAAACCATTAAAATTCTGAGTATGAATTCCTTCACAATCATTATATAAGTTCGTTCCACATATTTTGCAAAATAATGCATTATCACTAAATTCTTCGTTTCCACATTTAGGACAAATTTTTACTTTCATTGTTGATTCATCAAATTCTACACCATCTTCATAAAGCATATCTCGTTCACCTCTTTTTTCTGTATTCTCTTTAATATAATCTTTCATTGTAGTGGGACTTCCGCATGTTGAGCAGTAATAATCAGTTAGTCTAACTTCGTGATCCTTGTTATCAGAACAAGAGTTATATATAGGAACCCCACATATAGGACAAAATTTTGCATGACGATTAAAGTTGTTATGACCACATATAATACAAGTACTATACTTAATAGAATTGTTACTATCAGATAAACGCTTATATTTAAATCCAAAAGCTAAAGATTTAGAACCACAATTAGCACAATAGTCTGTTCCTTTTTCGTGTTCAACACCACACTCAGGGCAATATATACTGAGAGGATTAAATGTGTTTTTAAAGAAAGAAAGCATAGAATTAGAAAAATCTCTTAAGTCTCTTGAAATGTATTGTAATCTAACCTCAGCAGCTGGGACAGTTATGCTAAATAAATCAGATAGCGTGCTAGGATTTTTCTTTTTTTCAAACATAACAACTTGTTCAGCAAGAGGTGCAGGTGATAATAGATTCCTAGCAAAATTATTTGCTTCTTTTTCAAGTTCTTCGTATTTATGTTTACCAACACCCTTTCTGGATAGAACATCAACACCATACATTTGGTGATGACCAATAAAAATATGTCCTAGTTCATGAGCGATGGTAAATCTAATCCAGTTCTCAGTTTTATCCACGTCATTATAATAAATAATATACTTATTTGTATCGGGTCTATAACTACAAGCGCCTAAATCACTATCGAAAAAATCAATCACATCTTGTAAAGAACAGTTAGCATAATTCATATATTCAGAGTAAGTTTTTACACTGATTTCATTGCTAAAGCAATCAATAATTTTATTTAAATCAATAGGAATTTCAGAGATTTCGGCATCTTCCAATAATTCATATGATTTCTCTAGAGAAATCTTATAATCTGGAGCATACCTCACTATTACATATCTCCATTTGCATCGCCGAATTCTTCTTCAAAATGCTTCTTTAATACCTTTAACATCTCTTCTTTTTTTCCTTGATCCATGTTTCTTGCTGCTCTTTGAATAATACGAATTTCTGGTTCATCATCTATTTGCTTATTTAAGGCAAGCAGATAGTTATAGTCGACTTGTAGAACTTCAGATATAGCCTTAAGAGTGTTATTATCTGGAGTTATTTTATCGTCGTTTTCAATTCTTGAAACTGTAGAATTACTAATTTTTACTTTTTTTGCCAATTCACGCTGAGATATTCCTAGTTCTTCACGTCTATTGGATATAACCTTTCCCAAAGTATCTTTCATAAAACTTCCTCCTTGTAATAAAATTATACCACAAGTGTTGCGCGCAATCAACACTTGTGGTATAATTTATGTTGAATAGATGGAACGAGATAACTTCTATATTTTTTTAAGTTAAGCGTTCCATTAAATCAACAACAAGAAAGAAGTTATTTTATCACAAGCTAAAATATAAAGAAAGGAAGATGCCTATTAAAGAAATTCAAGAAGTAAAAGATGCAAATAATAAACTTATTTGTAAAATTGAAGCAGAAACTGGGATATTACAAAATATCTATAAAAAACAAGAAATTAAAGTTAGACTTGAAGTCGGACAAAGTATTGAACTAGCTAGAGGTGGATGTATCACCTTAGTTAAAAGAATAGATAAAACAGAGTACGACATAAAGAGTTACAAAAAATCAGCATAAATTTTTAAGAGTTGCAAGACGGCCTAATTTATCTTAACGGATGAATTAGGCTTTTTTTATAACAAATTATATCAAGCCTGATTAGCTATAAGGGCGTGAGATACACATATAAACTAATTTCAATCAATTTTGAAAGAAGTATATGGAGTACCTCTAGTTTCTTATAGCCTTTTTTAGGTGAAAGACAACTATGCTCCATAAACTGTAGGTAAAATTTGTATTTCTCGCTCCTTGCTATCGGACAAGAAAGCGAGGAATATTTTGAAAATTAGAAAGACTAGATCGGACGAAAGAACCACGTATGTTTATAGGTTTGCAGATGAAACAAAAGTGGAACTAAAACCAGGAAAAGATGGGATAACAGAAGTGGACATCAAAAAACTACATGCTTTAGACGACAGTGAAGTTTACTATAACAACAAGAATCTAAGACCTGAACGAACTAAAGAAGAGAAAGCTGAAATAGATGCGTGGAAACAAGAATTTATAAGCGACTTTAAAAAGAGTCATGGATACGAACCTAATGAGGATTTGTTAAAAGGAGAAGTAGAGGAAAGATTCCCAAGGAACTATAACTTATCTCTTGATTTCGATAACGATGGGGATATTGATCCAGATAAAAGATTAATAGCAACTATTAAATCCAAAGACATGAATGAAGAATTTGAATGGTCGGAGCATATGGAAAATATACTTTCTTTATTAACGGATAAACAGCGATTAGTAATCAAGTTGATGTTTGTGGATGGATACAAGCAGTCAGAAATTGCAGATTTAATGAACATATCTTCAGCTGCGGTTAAGAAACATTTGGATAAGGCAAAAGAAACAATCAAAAATAATTTTTAAATATTTTAGGACGAGGTTAAAAACTCGTCCTTTTTCTTTGCCTGTGATTTGTAAGGGAGATGACCCTTTCAGAAAGGAGGCAAACATGAGGCACAAAATAATCATCAATGTAACAAATGAGAAGGGACAAAAGACAAATGTCCTTAAAGGTGCAGTCGGAAAAATTCCAAACAGATTAATAAAATTTTTGTTTGGAGACTACAGACAAATTTATCTATTAGACCCTGGTATGACAGTTGATTCAGTGGATGTTAGAGAAATTGAGAAAGGAGAAAAAGGTGTCAAGAATAAAGCTACTGATGGAAATCAAAGAAGATGCAGAGAATCTTGCATCTAGTATAGGTGTCCTTCTAACAGCACTAGAAAGTGATGAGGAACTGCCTAAAGAAGAGAAGGCAAAACAAGAAGAAAAGACCTATGAGATTGAAGATGTTAGAAAGATACTAGCCGACAAATCAAGATTAGGCCATACAGCTAAGATAAGAGAACTCTTAGAAAAGTATGGAGCTAAAAAGTTATCTGAGATTGATCCAAGTAACTATAAGGACTTGGTAGCAGATGTGGAGAAGTTGTAATGGGCGCTCATGCTATTTTATCAGCATCATCTTCTAATAGATGGATTCACTGTCCACCAAGCGTTAAGCTATCTCAAAAATATGAAGATAAAGTTAGTCCTTATGCACTTGAAGGCACCTCAGCTCATGCCTTAGCAGAATATAAACTAAAGAAGTTATTAGGTTTAGATATTAAAGACCCAACAGAGGATTTAGATTTTTATGATGAAGAAATGGATGAGCTAACTGAGGGATATGCTTCATATGTGACAGAAGTAATAAGTAGGTACGAAAGCCCAGCCGTCTTTGTAGAGGAAAGGCTTGACCTATCAGAATATGTTAAGGAGTCATTTGGTACAGCTGACTGTGTAGTTGTTGGAGTAAAAGACCTTCATGTAATTGACTTAAAGTATGGTCAGGGAGTTTTAGTAGATGCTGAAGAAAACACACAACTCATGTTATACGGACTTGGTGCTCTGACTCTCTTCGATGGAATTTATGATATCGAGAAAGTACTTCTTCATATCTATCAACCAAGAAGATGTAATATATCAACTTATGAAATTAAGAAGATAGAGCTTTATAAGTGGGGAGAAACCGTACGAGAGATTGCTGAGAAAGCATATAAAGGCGAGGGGGAATTCTCTTGTGGAGAATGGTGTATTTTCTGCAAAGCTAAGAATAAGTGTAGAAAAAGAGCGGAGAAGAACCTAAAACTAGCACAAGAAGAGTTTACTCTGCCACCAGAACTATCTGATGATGAAATTGAAGATATTTTACCAAGATTAGACGAACTGGAACAATGGGTCAAAGATATCAAGACCTATGCTTTAGAAAGAGCAATGAAGGGCCATAGATGGAGAGATTTAAAACTGGTTGAAGGTAGATCTAATCGAAGATACAGAAATGAAGATGAAGTAGTTAAGAAAGTAAAAGAACTGGGATTCAATCCCTTTGAAGAAAAGTTACTTGGCATCACAGCAATGACCAAGTTATTAGGAAAGAAAGTCTTTGATGAAAATATCACCGACTTATTAGAAAAACCAAAAGGAAAGTTAACCTTAGTAAGCGTTAGAGACAAACGAGAAGAAGTAAAAATTGACAATGTTAAAGAAGAATTCGGAGGTAAATAATATGTCAAATATCAATAAAACAAAAGTAATTACAGGTGAAGTTAGATTAAGCTATGCGAATGTTTGGGAACCAAAGTCAATCAATGGTGGTAAGGAAAGATACTCAGTATCCATTATCATCCCAAAGAGTGATCAAAAGACAATCGAAAAAATTGAAAAAGCAGTGGATGCTGCTATTGATGAAGGGCTTTCTAAATTTAATGGAAAGAAACCAAATAAGAAGTCTATCAAACTTCCATTAAGAGATGGTGACACAGAAAAAGATGATGAGGCTTATGCAGATGCATATTTCTTAAATGCCAACTCTATGACAGCACCTCAAATTGTGGATAGAAACGTAGAACCAATCTTAGATAGAAGTGAAGTCTACTCAGGAGTTTATGCAAGAGTATCCCTTAACTTCTATGCCTACAATGTAAATGGAAATAAGGGCGTAGCGGTTGGGCTAGGGAATATTCAAAAGCTAAGAGATGGTCAACCTCTAGGAAATAGGTCTAACGCAGCAGATGACTTTGATGCTATGGACGATGATGACGAAGATTTCTTAGCATAGGAGGACTTTATATGAAAGAAACAATTTTAGCTATTTTGATGGGATTATGGTCTTACTACTGGTATAAGTTAGGCTATGTTCAGGCTCAAATTAATGAAACACAAAAGAGAATCAGGGAAATTTATAGAGATATAGAGAAACGATTGGATGAAACGCAAAGAACTATTGATAAATGCATCCAATCATTGGACGAAATTAAATATAAATGAAGAAAATATCAATAGATCTTGAGACCTATTCTTCAGTTGATTTAGGCAAAAGTGGTGTATACAAATATGCCGAGAGTGAGGATTTTGAAATCCTCCTCTTTGCCTATTCTATTAATGATGAAGATGTTAAGGTCATAGATTTGGCAAGCGGAGAGATTATTCCTAAAGAAATATTATCAGCACTTAGTGATGAAAGTATAGAAAAGTGGGCTTTTAATGCAAACTTTGAAAGGGCATGTTTATCAAGGTTTTTAGGTAAGAGACTAAAACCTCAAGGTTGGTATTGCACCATGATTTGGTCAGCCTATCTTGGTCTACCTCTATCGCTTGAAAAAGTTGGAGAGGTTTTAAAACTTGATAAGCAAAAAATGAATGAAGGCAAGGGCCTTATTAGATATTTTTCTATTCCTTGCAAACCTACTAAGACTAATGGTATGAGGACAAGAAATCTACCCCATCATGATTTAGAAAAGTGGTCTACCTTTAAGGAATACAACCAAAGAGACGTGGAAACAGAAATAGCTATAAAGAAAAAACTATCAGCATTTCCCATGCCTCGATCAGAATGGGAAAACTACTGGATAGACCAGAATATCAACGATAGAGGAATTTTAATTGATGAAGTTTTAGTTGATTCAGCTATTAAATTTGATGAAATCTTACGAGAAGAAAATATGGATAGAGCCATAGAATTAACAGGTCTTGAAAATCCAAATTCTCCTATGCAGCTTAAAGAATGGCTGAATGAGAAAGGCTTAGAGATAGATTCTTTAGCTAAAAAAGATGTAGAGTCTGCTCTTAAAAACGCTGAAGGTGATATTAAAGAAGTCTTGGAACTTAGACAGGAATTATCTAAGTCTTCAGTTAGAAAATATGACGCTATGAAAAATGTAAAAGGAAAAGACAATAGAGCAAGGGGTCTGATCCAATTTTATGGAGCAAATAGAACTGGAAGGTATTCAGGAAGGCTTATTCAAGTTCAAAACTTAAGAAGAAACAATCTAAAAGACTTAGAACTAGCTAGGAGCCTTGTAAAAAATAGAGATTACGAAACTATGGAGATTCTATATGATTCACCATCTGATGTCTTATCCCAATTAATAAGGACAGCCTTTATACCAAAAGAAGGCACCAGGTTTATTATTTCTGACTTTTCAGCAATAGAGGCCCGTGTCCTTGCATGGCTTGCAGGAGAACAATGGGTACTAGATGCATTTGAAAATGGAGAAGATATCTATTGCAGAACAGCATCGAGGATGTTTGGAGTGCCAGTTGAAAAGCATGGAGTAAATGGTCATCTTAGACAAAAAGGAAAGATAGCGACGTTAGCTTGTATTGCTGAAGGCGAGTTGGTTCTTACAGATAAGGGGTTAGTTCCTATAGAAAACCTTACAAAAGCTCATAAATTATGGGATGGAGAAAACTGGGTTTCACATGATGGAGTTATATATAAGGGGATAGGAGAAGTGATTGAATATGATGGGCTTAGAGCAACAAAAGACCATATCGTATGGATCGAGGGGCAAGAAAAGCCAATACAATTTGGAGAAGCTGCCACCAGCGGAGCACATCTCCTACAATCAGGAGATGGTAGGAGAGCAATATGGGTGGGTGAAGATTATAAGCCCAGAAAAAAGATGGGCGAAAAACTGGAATTCTTGTTATGTCCTCACAAGATGTCAAGGCTGTGGAAGCATTCAATGGCAAGACAGGGGAAATTTAACAACAGGAAGGTCAAAAGGATGTCAAGCTTGCTCCCAGCCAAGACAAATTCCACGATGGTTGGACAGAAGGCTAACAGCAGCAAAGCAAAGGTGTACCAACCCAAAAGATCCAGAGTTCAAAAACTATGGAAAAAGAGGAATAAAATTCAAGTTTCCATCAATTCTAGAGGCAGGTCTTTATTTAATAGAAAGATTTGGATTGCCAAAAAGAGAACTAGAAATAGACAGAATAGACAACAATGGGCATTACGAAAGAGGCAACTTAAGATTTGCGACTCGTATAGAGAATGCTTCGAACAAGAGAAATACTGTATTAACAGAATTTCATCAAAAATACTGGCCTTATGCACGAAGTGTTGTTATAAGGAAACTTTCAAAAGGATTAAGCCGAGACGAAATTATAGAGGATGCAGAATTAGCTGTATTCGAGAAAAGAAAAAATTGGAAAGGTATAGAAGCAAGACTAGACTTTATGATATACGAAATGCCGGAAAGAATAACCGTTTTACCGTATCAGGGAAATTAGTTCACAACTGTGGCTACCAAGGAGCCTTAGGTGCTCTTAAAGCAATGGGTGGTATTGAGATGGGTTTATCTGAAGATGAACTTCAATCAATAGTTGATTCCTGGCGAGAGGCTAATCCAAATATAGTGAGTCTTTGGTGGGATATTGATTCAGTTGTAAAAAGAGTCGTAAAGACTAGAACAAAAGAAAAATACAAGAATTTAGTTATTAGCTATGAAAAAGGCATTCTTTTTATACAACTACCCTCAAAAAGAAGACTTGCTTATCCAAAGGCAAAAATCGGGATTAATCGATTTGGTGGAGAATCAATTGTCTATGAAGGAATCGTAGTAGGAAATAAGTGGGACAAGATAGAATCCTACGGAGGAAAATTTGTAGAAAATATTGTTCAAGCAATAGCCAGAGATATTCTCGCTGAGGCTATGATGAGGCTTGACAAAAAAGGATTTAATATCGTCATGCATATCCATGATGAAGTTGTAATAGAAAGTGATTCATCTAGCATAGAAGAAATAAATGAAATCATGTCTTTAGTTCCTATTTGGGCTCCTGGACTTATCTTAGATGCAGATGGATTTGAAAGTGAATTTTATAAGAAAGATTAATGGAGGTTTATTCATGTTTTATGTTAAAGAAAAAATAAATGATGTCATGGAAATAAGCATTGAAATAAATGATGAGAATGTTTTTTGCACCTGTCCAAAGTGTGGAAAAGAAGTTCGAGTAGATTTAGTTGAAGTATTGGAAGAGGGAGATTTAGTTTCTACCCAAGTTTGCTGTAATACTTGTAGTGAAACAATGAGGGATATTTATGAATAAGGAACTATACAACGGGAGTGGGTGCAAGGATCCCACTCCTTATCAAGCAATTAAAAATACAGAGAAGAGATACTATCCCTTGGTATATATCTGCAGTTCATTTTCTGGAGATATTGAAAATAATGTAATCAAGGCACAGAAGTACTCTCGCTATGCTTTGGATAAAGAAAATATTCCCATAGCACCACATCTTTTATTTCCCCAGTTTATGAGTGATAAAAGTGAGAGAGGACTTGCCATGCATTTTAATTATGTCCTTCTTGGAAAATGTGAAGAAGTATGGGTCTTTGGTGACAAGATAAGTCCTGGAATGGCTGAAGAAATAAGAGTTGCTGAGAAGAGAAAAATGAAGATTCGATATATAAAGGAGGTATCCTAATTGAAAATATACACCTCAAATTTAATAGGAGTTGAGTCAAACTGTGTTTATCCAAATGAGATTAATGCAGTAGATGTAAGGTCTTTTGAGAAGGCAGCAAGTTTTGATCATGTAATGGCTAAGTATAAAAACTCCTACAGGTCCAATGATAATTTTATAGAGTCAGAATGTATACCAATGGATATAGACAACGATCATTCAGAAAATCCAGATGATTGGATTTCAGTCAATGATTTAAAGAGAATATTTGATGGAGTTAAATTTGCCATAGTTTACAGCAGAAACCATAGAAAAGAAAAGAATGGAAAAGCTGCAAGACCAAGAATGCACATATATTTTCCAATTCCTAAGATTACAAATTTAGCTGAATATGTAGGAATAAAAGAAAAATTGTCAGAGACCTATACTTTCTTTGATGGAAATGCCTTAGATGGAGCGAGGTTTTTCTTTGGAGTAAAGAACCCTGCTGTTGAAATAGTTAGGGGAAGGAAATATATAACTGATATTTTAAAAGATAACTTTGAAAATTTTGATAATTCTCAAGACTTGATTCAGCAAGGCTCTAGAAATTCAACTATGAACCATTTTGCAGGTAGGGTTTTAATTCGATATGGAAATACAGATGAGGCAAGAGAATTATTCGATAAAAAAGCATCACTTTGTTCTCCACCATTAGAAGATGATGAACTAGAACAAATCTGGAGGTCTGCTTGTAAATTCTATAAAAAGGTAGCAGCAAGCGAAAATTATGTGCCACCTGAAGAATACAATGAAAGATATGAGGAATATAAGCCAGAGAAACTTACAGATATAGCAATGGCTGAAATCTTTACTAAGCACAACAAAGATAAAGCTATCTACACGATATCTCAAGGCTGGCTTTATTGGACGGGCAAGAAGTGGGAAGATTCTGAGCTAAAAGTAATGAGTCTTTATATGGAGACTGCCAAAAAAGTTTTAGAAAATGCAAGTATTGAATTTAAAGAGACATATCAAGAACTAGCAGATGCTGAAATGATGGGAAATAAGGAAGAAAAAGCACAAGCAAAGTTAAAAGTAAATACCGCAAAAGCCTACCTTAATTTTGCTAAAAAGATGAACGACCACGGAAAAGTATCTGGAATATTAAAACTAGCTAAATCTTTGTTAGAAGTTAAAAATGAAAAACTTGATGCAGATGCTTTTATTTTAAATACACCTGTTGGAGTTATTGATTTAAAAACAAGTGAAATAAAAGAGCATGACCCGTCTTACTATTGCACGAAGATTACTGCCCTAGCTCCAAGTAAGGATAATATGGATATGTGGATAGATACTTTAAGGGATGTAACTGGTGGAGATAATGAGTTTATAAATTTCTTAAAGTTCCATGCAGGGTCTACATTAATAGGTCATGTTTATGAAGAAGCACTCCTTATAGCTTACGGAGATGGAGGAAATGGGAAATCTACAGTCTTTAATTCAGAGGCTCATGTTCTTGGAGACTATGCAGGTAAAATCCCAGCTGAGTCTTTAACAACAAGAGCAAAGAATGTGAAGGTTGATCTTGCGGAGTTATGTGGTAAGAGATTTATTCTAGCCTCTGAAACAGAAGAGGGTCAAAGACTGTCAAGTTCTATGCTAAAGCAGATAGCAAGTGTTGATGATATTTCAGCAGAAAGAAAATACTATGCACCCTTTTCATTTACGCCAACGCATTCTACTATTCTCTATACAAACCATCTACCAAAGGTAGGCTCTAATGATAGAGGAACCTGGAGAAGAATTGTGGTGGCTCCATTTTCTGTCGCCATCAAAAACCCTAAGACAGACTATATAGATAAGCTTCTAGAAAAAGCAGGAGGAGCAATTCTACAGTGGATGATTGAAGGAGCAAAAGAATATATAGATGCAGGCTTTAAATATCCAAAGTGTAATGTAGTAGATGATGCAAAAAGATCATATAAAGAAGAAAATGACTGGATAAACCATTTTATTTCAGATAAATGCATAAAAGGAACAAATTATAAAGAGATGAGTGCAAGGTTATATCAAGTTTATCGTGAGTGGGCTGGTTCAAATGGAGAATACATTAGGAACAATAGAGATTTTTCACGAGCCCTTATAGCAGAAGGTTATGAAAAGAAAAGGACAAATAGGGGAATTGAATGGGGCGGTATAACCATCAATGATTTAATGGAGTCGGAAGACGACTTTTTATAAATGCATCTTAGTGTAGCATTTATAGGCTAAATAAAGATGATTGTATAGAAAAAAAGTTTTTCTTAATTAATGAAAAATGTATACACTAAACTACAAAAAGACATGACTATTTACACTTGACTTAATAATGAAATGGCTTAATATACGCATTTTGTATGGTGTGAATAGTTATAGCCTACTTTCTTTTATATATTATTTTTATTCTCTCGTGTAAAAGGTTTATATAAAGCTACACTATACAACACTTAAAAAAATGGAGGATTTATGAATTTCTATAATTACATGATGAAAAATCACTTAAATGAAAAGTCTCCAAGAGGAGATTTAGCAAGAGATATGAAGGAAGATAGAGACTTTCCTAAAAATAAAATAGGGAAATTTAAGGGCTGGAAAAAACTGATTAAAAATTATTTAGAAAGCCAGGGTGCTTGTTATGATTGTATGATAACTTTTGAGAACGCATGGAGGGAGTATGAAAATTGCGAGAGAAAGAGATTGAATCTGCCCTTGTTAAAAGAGTAAAAGAGAATAAGGGTCTATGTCTTAAGTTTACATCTCCTTCAATGACGGGAATACCAGACAGGATAATACTTCTACCTAAAGGTAAAATCGGATTTGTTGAAACAAAAAGACCTGGAGGAGAACCGAGACCAATCCAGAAAAAGAGAATAAGGCAATTTAAAGATTTAGGTTTTAAGGTTTATGTTCTTGATTCAAAAGAAAAAATCGATGAAATAATAAAGAGAATCGGAGGTGACTAATTGGAATACACTCCACATAAATATCAAAACTATGCTACTGAGTTTATAAAAGAAAATAAAGAATCAGCACTTCTACTGGACATGGGTCTCGGCAAGACGGTTATAAGCTTAACAGCTATAAAAGACTTACTCTTTGATTCTTTTGAAATTTCTAAAGTCTTAATAATAGCGCCACTAAGAGTTGCTAGAGATACATGGAAGGAAGAAATAGAAAAATGGTCCCATCTTGATATCTTAAAATATTCAGTGGTCATAGGTAGTGAAAAAGAAAGAATAAAAGCATTAAATAAGCAGGCAGATATTTATATAATCAATAGGGAAAATGTAGACTGGCTAATAAATAAGAGCGTACTACCATTTAACTACGACATGATCGTAATTGATGAATTATCATCTTTTAAATCTCATAGGTCAAAGAGGTTTAAAGCATTGATGAAAGTTAGACCAAAGGTAAAAAGAATAGTTGGACTTACTGGAACTCCATCATCCAATGGTCTAATGGACTTATGGGCTGAGTTTAGACTGCTTGATATGGGAGAGAGACTTGGTAGATTTATCGGTCAGTACAGGGAAGTCTACTTCAAACCAGATAAGAGAAATGGACCAATCATTTATTCTTACAAACCACTGCCTTTTGCTGAAGATGCAATCTATGAAAAGATATCAGATATAACAGTTTCTATGAAAGCTGAAGATTACCTAAAAATGCCAAAGAAGATAAACAATGAAGTCTTTGTAAATCTATCAGATAAAGAAAAAGATATCTACGAGACACTAAAAAAAGACTTGGTAGTTAGTATTAAGGATAAAGATATAGATGCAGTCAATGCTGCAGCCCTTTCTAATAAGTTACTGCAAATGGCGTCAGGCTCTGTTTATGATGAAGATAAAAATATGATTCATATCCATGATAGAAAGCTTGATGCCTTGGAAGATTTAATAGAAGGGGCAAATGGTAAGCCTGTTCTTATTGCTTATTGGTATAAGTCAGATTTGAAAAGAATAAAAGATAAGTTTGATGTAATAGAACTTAAGACAAGTAAGGACTTTAAAGAATGGAATCAAGGTAAAATTCCAGTTGCCATTATCCATCCAGCATCTGCTGGTCATGGATTAAACCTACAAGCTGGAGGTTCAACACTAATTTGGTTTTCTCTTACTTGGTCTTTAGAACTTTATGAACAAACCAATGCCAGACTATATAGGCAGGGTCAGAAAGAAACAGTTGTGATTCATCATATCCTAGCAAAGGAAACCATTGATGAAGATGTAATGAAAGCATTAGAAAATAAGAATAAGACACAAGCTGCACTTATTGATGCAGTAAAAGCAAATCTAAAATGAGTAGAGGTTCTATAGAGAACTTACCTCAAAACTTATGGAGGTAAGAAATGAACGCAAAAGAATATTTAAAACAAGCTTTTTATTTAGACAAGAGAATTAATAGCAAGCTGGAGCAAGTTGAATCACTCAACGCTCTAGCAACAAAAGCTACATCGACCTTATCGGATATGCCTAAGAGTCCTAATAGAGGATCATCAAAACTTGAGGATACTATTGTTAAGATCATAGACCTTCAAGAAGAAATTAATAGGGACATAGATAAGTTGGTGGATTTAAAGAAAGAAATCGTAAGAACAATAAAAAAGATTGAAGATAAAGAACTTCAAGTCGTTTTAGAAAAAAGATATCTTTGTTTTGAATCTTGGGAGAAGATAGCGGTTGAGATGAATTACTCAATTCAGCATATCTTTAGACTTCATAGTAAGGCTTTAAAAAATATAGAAGTATAAAAAATCGGGTGACGCATCAATGCATCACCCGCAAAACTTTCGTTTTCAATTCGTGTTTTTATTATAGTATTAAATTTAAAACTTGTCCAGGATATCGTGGTGTCCTATATCTAAAAGAAATATCAATTCATTATTTTCATAGAACCAAATAATTCGAATATCCATGTTAACAGAAGACTCCCATATTCCATCTGTACCTTGTATTTTCTTAGTTCTTAAAGATGGATGGGTAGGATTTTCTACGAAAAATTTAAGTTTCTTTTTCGTTTGATTCTTTTCAGTATCAGATAGTTTTTAATAATGTTTTTTAAAGGCTTTCGAATAAGTAATTTTATAGGACATTACTTGTCTAACTCCTCGAATAGAGAGTCGATAGAATCAAAAACAGGTTGAGTCCCATTTTTTATAGATTCTTTAATTTCTTTTACTTCAGCTTTTAAATTTTTTATGACGTGTTCTGGATAGATTGCAACTGGAACGAGTACAATTTTTCCGTCATCTTCTATAACTTCAAATTGATCGCCTTGGTTTAATTCCATAGAGTTTACTATGTCTTTTGGGATAGTAACTTGTGATTTAGCTTTTAGTTCAACCAACATAACAAGACCTCCTTAGTTAGAAATTCATACTTTCTAACTAAATTATATTTTCTTCTAATGAAAAAGTCAAGTGGAGAGTAAAGTTGATAGAATGAGAGTAAGTAGTTGTAGTATAGTTAGAATAGCAAAAGAATAATAAAACGAGCCTTGGAGATTTAATCTTCAGGGCTTTCTTTATGGAGTGATAAAGTGCCAAGTAAACCAAAGAGACCATGTTCACATCCAGGTTGTCCTGAATTAGTTGACGGACGATTCTGCAAGAAACATGAGAAAGAATACAACAGAAACTATGAAAAATATAAAAGAGATCCTAGAACTCATAAGCGTTATGGAAAAGCATGGAGACTTATAAGAAAAAGATATGTAGCAGAGCATCCACTTTGTGAGATGTGTTTAAAAGAAAATAGAATGACAAAGGTAGAGGAAGTACATCACATACTTCCTCTTTCTCGTGGTGGAACTAATGACGAAGATAATCTTATGAGTCTTTGTAAATCTTGTCACTCAAAGATTCATGCAAAGAGTGGGGATAGATTTGGAGGATAGTTTTCCGTGGGGAGGGGGAGTCGTTATCTTAAAAGCTGATTTCCCTACCAACGGTGCCGCCCTCTCACGCACAAAAAAACGGGTTCAAAGGGGGTATTAAAGAACATCTTTCCAATTAGGAGGAAAACCCATAAATTTATAGTTGAAGTATCCTTGGTATTTATTAAAGGTATTTTCTAAATCTTTTAAAAGGGATTCCCATTGGTCGTTTGAGTTTAAAATTCTCTTTATGATTAAAAGAATGGGGAATATTTTATTTTGCTTGCCCTTATATTGTTCGTTTTCAGAATAAAGGCGGGGAGTTTCTTTTAAAGGCATATTATAAAGTCGAGTGTAATGGGCACAAATATTTCTTACTTCAACGAGACATAGAATCCAATTTTTTAAATATTTAGGATCTGTGTTGTAATAATTAGAAATTTCTTTTTGATCTTCATCCTTAAGAATACTAAACAAAGAAGATAAATTTCCAAAAGACATGAGTTCAACGGATACCCAGATTGGAAACTTTCCATCATATTTTTTTAGGTGGTGTTTAACAAATGGTTTATTCTTTTGCCTGTCAACTTCGTTGCTCAGATTCTCATTTATGATGGAATATATGGTTTGGCCTTTTTTATTTGTTTTATGAATAAAATTATCTTCGTGCATAAGTACATCGGAACCATACGTCATAGCTAGATGATAAGCAATTTGTGTTCTAAGCTCTATTTCAATTTGCTCAATAGTTCTAATGAGGTTGTTTTTAAATTGGCTATCAAAGCAATAAAGGTTAAAGAGATGCTCGATAGTAATATAATCCTTATAATGCTCTTTATTATTATATTTTTTAAGACCAATACCATAACCTGAAAGTCTGTAATAATTTACTTTTTTCAAAATTTCTGTTGCATAAACTTCATCTTTGATTTTTAAGTTATGGTCAATTTTTAATTTGGTAATTTGATCTTCGTAGTTTAAAGCAGGTTTTAATGTCATATAAGTTCTCCTTAATATAAAAAAGCCCTCTCCGTGGTCCGCATGTAGAAAATCTACATTAAGCGTGGAGAGGTTCTGTTAAATTAATTATAACATAGAACTAGTCAAAGTCAATAACATACATGAGAAAAGAAATAAAACAACTAGGAGGTGATACTATCGCTAAAGACGGAACATACAGAGGTGGAAGAAGAGTAAAAGCAGGAGGGAAACCACAGCCTGCTGCTGAAAAAATAGAAAAAGGTAAAAAAGTAGAAATACTAATGAATGATATTCCAACATTTACTCCAGAAGAAATAGATGCAGTTGACTTACCAGATGGAGCAGTTCTTGATGGAACAGATATGCCAACACCTAGTGACTACCTGTCTGCGAAGCAGAAGAATGGTATACCACTAGGTGCTGATGAAATATATAAAGAGACTTGGGGATGGTTAAAACAGAGGAACTGTGAAAACTTAGTAAATCCAAGATTATTAGAATCATACTCCCAGGCTTTTGCAAGATACATTCAATGTGAAGAGGCAATAAGTCAATTTGGACTTTTAGGAAAGCATCCTACTACGGGAGGGGTTATTGCATCTCCATTTGTACAGATGTCTAGTCAGTTTCAAAAGACAGCAAATCTTTTATGGTATGAGATTTATGACATAGTTAAAGAAAATTGCACGGAAGTTTATGAAGACTATGGGGAAGATATGATGGAAAAATTACTAAGGAGTAGAAAGTAAGGTGATTAAATGTTTGAAAAAGTAAATCCAAAGCACCCTGACAAACAAGCAGATTGTATTGCAGGTGCAATTGTAGATTTAGCATATAAAGAAAAGGAGAACCCTAAAATTGCAGTCGAGGTTTTGCTTGGTCATGGTGAATGCCATGTGATTATTGAAACGGACTGCAAGTTAGATGTTGAAGAAATCAAATCAGCTATTAATAGAATAGCAGGAGAAGTAAAAGCCGATGTAAAAATTGTAGAGCAAGATATTCACTTATCGAACAATCAAAAAGAAAAGATTAGATGTGGGGATAATGGAATATTTAAAGGAGTGCCTACATCTGAAGAAGAAAAGAAACTCTCAACTATAGCCAGAGAAATTTATAGGAACTACCCATATGATGGGAAATATATTCTCGATAGAGATAAACTTATTATTTGCCAGTCTAATGTATCTACGGAAATTTTAAAATCAATTTATCCAAGAGCAATAGTAAATCCATTGGGAGATTGGACTGGAGGGTTTAATGTTGATACTGGAGCGACCAATAGGAAACTCGGATCTGACATGGGAAGATCAGTAACTGGTGGGGGCCTTCATGGCAAAGACCTATCCAAGGCTGATGTATCAATTAATATTTATGCCCACCTAAAGGCACAAGAAGAAAATAGAGAGATTGAATTATTCTGTGCAATTGGAGATGAAACTGTTGATGGTAAAGCCTATGAAGAAATAGTAGAAATTGCCAAAGACTATGTAAAATCTATTGGTGGTTTTGAGGAATTTGCAAAGTGGGGGCTCATCTAATGAAAGAAGGACTATTACAATATGAATTAAAAAATGTAGATGAACTCATCCCATATATTAATAATGCTAGAACGCATACTGACGAACAAATAAATAAGGTAGCTGCATCAATAAAAGAATTTGGATTTTTAAACCCAATCCTAATTTCAGATGACAATGTAATCACAGCTGGGCATTGCAGACTTCTTGCAGCTAAGAAACTTGGACTTAAAAAAGTACCTTGCATATTAGAAAATTATCTTACAGAGGCACAAAGAAAAGCATATGTACTTGCTGATAATAAGCTAAGTCTTGATGCTGGTTGGGATGAAGAACTATTGAGAGTTGAAATTGAATCCCTAGAAGATTATGGATTTAATGTAGAGCTTACAGGATTTTCAACTGAAGAATTATCTTCGCTCTTTGACCTTGGCGTAGAGGCTGAAGAAGATGACTTTGACGTTGAAGAAGAACTTAAAAAGCCTATTTTTTCCAAGGAAGGAGATATTTGGACTCTAGGAAGACATAAAGTTATCTGTGGAGATTCTACTCTATGGGATACTTTTGAAAAGTTACTAGGTGAAACTAAGGTCAATTTAGTATGTACCGATGCACCATATTTTGTAGATTTGAAAAATAAATCAGGAACGATTAAAAATGACAACTTAAATGATAAAGAGGCCTATGAATTTTTAATGAAGGTATTTACTAACTTCAAAGATGCAATGGCCAAAGATGCGTCTATTTATGAATTCTATGCAACTATGAAAGCTAGAGTTTTCTATGATGCTTTTGAAGATGCAGGCTTTAAAGTTGGTGCAGGGCTTGTTTGGAAAAAACCAAGAGCTCCTTTCATGAGAACAGATTGGAAATTTAATATGGAGCCTATTATATTTGGTTGGAGAAAAGATGGAAAACATAACTGGTATGGAGATCAAAAGCAAACAGCAGTCTTTGAATTTGATGGAATTAAAGATTCAGAAAAAGAAGGATGTGGTCATCCATCATCAAAACCAGTACCACTTATTGCTTATTTAATAAAGCAATCAACTCAAACAAATGGCTTAGTCCTTGATGGATTTTTAGGAAGTGCATCTACATTAATTGCCTGTGAGGAGCTTAATCGAATCTGCTATGGAATAGAAATAGAACCTAAATTTGTTGATGTAGCAGTAAAAAGATATTTAAATTTAGTGGGTAGTGATGAAGAAATAAACTTATTAAGGGATGGCAAAGAGTATAAGTATAAAGATGTTATTAATCTGACTTGATATAAATCAGTATTTGAGTGATATATGTATGTGAGGTGATTAGATGATTTCAAGGGAAATTATACAAAAATTGAAAGAGACATTTCCAGTAGGTACAAGAGTAAAACTAATCCAAATGGAAGATGACGGGGCACCTCCAGCTGGAACCTTAGGCACAGTCTATGGGGTGGATGCCATTGGATCAATCCTAGTAAAATGGGATAATGGCTCAACATTAAATGTAATTTTTAGGGAGGATATTATTGAAAAATCTAATTAAATAACCATACATTGCTTGACTATTCCTCTATTGTACGGGAATATGTGTACAACAAAAGAGGAGGTACAAAAATGAAAAAGATTGAATTGTTAGAAAACATTAAAGAAAAAGAAGAATTTGAAGAAAATAAAATCAGTTACAGATTTTATTGGGCATATAGAGAATCTCAAAGGATTGGTCGAGACATCTTAAACTTTGAAGACATCGGATTTGAAGAAAACCACCAAGAAATCATAGATAACCTTGAAAGATTTGGGATACAAGAATTTACAATTTCAGACCAGTCAACAGGCCTTATGAAAGGGATAAAAAGTTTTAAAAGAAGAGATTATTTTCCTGAAGACATAATTGAAATAGATACAGGAAGAACCCATTGGAACTTCAAAGAAAACAAGGAAGAAAAAGAATATACACCTGCACTTCTTTTCAAGAGAAATTAAGAATAAAAATAAAGAGTTGAGCAAGATGATTGCTTGACTTATCTCTCGTTGTACGGGAATATGTGTACAACAAAAGAAAAGGAGAGCATTACCATGAAAAAAGACCTTTTAGAAAGATTAGAATCAGAAGTTAAAGCTTGCAAAAGATACGCAGAAAACTCAATAAAAAAATCAAAAGAAGGCAAGATTGGAGCAGCCATTAACCTTTTAGACATAGCAGGAACTGCAAAGAAATGTGCAGACCAAGTTCATGAAGAACTTTGGGAAGTATCAAAAGGAAATTTAACAGATGAAGAATTTCAACTTTTTGCAGAATCAGAAACACTAGATAGAGAACTTAAGAAAGCATACAAAGAATTAAACATAGCAAGAAAAAGATAAAAATAAAATTCTAAATAGAGTGTGGACTCTATTTGTCGTATTAGAAGTCACAATCAGGTGGCTATTTTTTATGCCCATTTTTAGAGGAAGGAGGTCAAATGAAATATAAACCAACAAAATTTATGCTACCTACATCTCACTATGATAAAAATAAAGCAGACTATGCTGTTACCTTTATAGAATGTCTGAAACATACAAAAGGTAGATGGGCAGGTAAAGACTTCAAGCTTATTGATTGGCAAGAAGAAATCATAAGAGACTTGTTTGGCATTGTGAAAGATACTGGATACAGGCAATTTAATACAGCCTATATTGAAATACCAAAGAAGATGGGAAAGTCAGAACTTGCTGCTGCTGTAGCACTTCTTCTTACTTGTGGTGATGGAGAAGAAAGAGCAGAAGTTTATGGATGTGCTGCTGATAGACAACAAGCAACTATAGTTTTTGATGTTGCAGCTGATATGGTAAGAATGAGTCCAGCCCTATCTAAAAGAGTAAAGATTCTAGCATCTCAAAAGAGAATGATATATAAGCCGACTAATTCTTTCTATCAAGTTTTATCTGCAGAGGCCTATTCCAAACACGGATTTAATATTCATGGTGTGGTTTTTGACGAACTTCATACTCAGCCTAATAGAAAGTTATTTGATGTTATGACCAAAGGGTCTGGTGATGCAAGAACCCAGCCTCTATATTTTCTTATAACAACTGCAGGAACGGATACGAAATCAATCTGCTACGAAACGCATCAAAAGGCAGTCGACATACTTGAAGGAAGAAAAACGGATCCAACTTTCTATCCTGTAATCTATGGAGCAGACAGAGAAGATGATTGGACAGATGAAAAAGTATGGCATAAGGCAAATCCGTCTTTAGGAATAACTGTACCAATAGAAAAAGTAAGACAAGCTTGTGAATCGGCTAAGCAAAACCCAACTGAAGAAAATGCCTTTAGGCAACTAAGGCTTAACCAATGGGTCAAACAAGCAATCAGGTGGATGCCTATGGAAAAATGGGATTTATGTAATTTTGCTGTTAATGAAGAAGAATTAAAAGGCAGAGTCTGTTATGGAGGTCTTGACTTATCATCTACAACGGATATTACAGCTTTTGTTTTAGTTTTTCCTCCAATAGATGAAGATGATAAATATCAAATATTACCCTATTTTTGGTTGCCAGAAGATAACCTCGACCTAAGAGTAAAAAGAGACCATGTAAATTATGACCTATGGCATAAGCAAGGCTATATTCAAACTACAGAAGGCAATGTTGTCCACTATGGTTTTATTGAGAAATTCATAGAGGACTTGGGAGAAAAATATAACATCAGAGAAATAGCCTTTGACAGATGGGGAGCAGTTCAGATGGTTCAAAACTTAGAAGGAATGGGTTTTACAGTTGTTCCCTTTGGTCAAGGATTTAAAGATATGTCTCCACCAACAAAAGAATTAATGAAACTAACACTTGAAAGAAAAATAGCCCATGGAGGTCATCCAGTTTTGAGGTGGATGATGGATAATATCTTCGTACGAACTGATCCTGCTGGAAACATAAAAGCAGATAAGGAAAAATCTACAGAAAAAATAGATGGGGTTATTGCTACAATCATGGCCCTTGATAGGGCTATAAGGTGTGGCAATGATACAAGTGAATCTGTTTATGATGATAGGGGATTGATTGTTTTTTAATCCCTCTTAGCATTATTCCTGAAACTGGTATATGCCGTTCCGATACTCTTGACATTATTCCGATGAAATAATATCATAAATTATGAATAGGAGGAGAGTTATGTTTACAGGAGTAAGTGAAATTGCAAAAAAATGGGGCATATCAGAAAGAAGAGTTAGAATTTTATGCAGTGAAGGAAGAATTCCCAATGCCTATAAAGAGGGTAAGATATGGAAAATTCCATCCAATGCAATAAAGCCGACAGATGAAAGATTTACAAAACCTAAAACTCTTCTTCCAATAATTGATGAAAAATTAGCAAAATTAAACACATTAAGACCTCTTACAGAGGGAGAGGTCGCAAGGCTTTTAGAAGATTTCATGATTGAATACACATATAATACGAATGCGATTGAAGGAAACACTCTTACTTTAAGAGAAACAGATATGGTTCTTAGAGGGCTTACTATTGATAAAAAACCATTGAAAGATCATATAGAAGCGGTTTCTCATAAAGAAGCTTTTTACTTTGTTGTAGATTTAGTTAAAGAAAATAGAGAATTGACAGAGAGTCTAATAAAGCAAATTCATTATCTTGTATTAGGAGATAAAAAAGAAGATAGGGGAGTTTACAGAAAAGTTCCTGTTCGTATAATGGGTGCAAGTCATGAGCCTGTGCAACCATATTTAATTGAGCCCAAAATGGAGGAACTCTTAATAAATTATAAAGCATCAAGTGAGCATATTATAACTAAACTTGCAAAATTTCATATAGAGTTCGAGGGGATTCATCCTTTTATTGATGGAAATGGAAGGACTGGCAGACTTTTAGTTAATCTCGAACTTATGAAAGAGGGTATTCCACCGATAGATATTAAATTTACCGACAGAATAAAATATTATGAGGCATTTGATGAATATCACGTAAAAAACAACTTGAGTGAAATGGAAAGCTTATTTGCGTCTTATGTTAATGAAAGATTAGATGAGTATCTAGGAATACTTGAAATAAAATAATTTATATTTAGCACTCTTTTAGATGAGTGCTATTTTTATGCCTAAATTTAGGAGGTGGTAATATAAACATTTTAAACTTAATATTCAAGTCGCGAGACAAACCTAAAGACGGGGAGAGGATATCTTCATCGTCTTTTTTATTTGGAAGAACTACAGCAGGAAGGAATGTTAACGAATTTACTGCCATGCAGATGACAGCAGTTTATTCATGTGTGAGAGTTCTTGCTGAAACCTTAGCAGGACTTCCTCTTCATCTATATAAAAGAGGAGATTCAAACTCAAAGGAAAAAGCTAAAGACCATGCCATATACTTCTTATTACATGACGAACCTAATGATGAAATGACTTCATTTGTATTTAGAGAAACACTAATGACCCACCTTTTATTGTGGGGTAATGCCTATGCTCAGATAATTCGTAATGGAAGAAATGAGGTTATTGGACTTTATCCCTTAATGCCAAACAAGATGACTGTTATGAGAAGTGAAGATGGAGAAATCTTCTATAAATACAATCACAAATCAGAAGAAGTTTATCTTTTAAAAGAAGATGTTCTTCATATACCTGGACTTGGTTTTGATGGTCTTATAGGATACTCACCAATAACCATGGCTAAAAATGCCATTGGTATGGCTATGGCTTGTGAAGATTATGGAGCGTCATTCTTTCAAAATGGCGCACAACCAGGTGGAGTTTTAGAGCATCCAGGTATTATTAAAGACCCAGAAAGAGTTAGAGCGTCGTGGAATGCAGCCTTTCAGGGGCCTAAGAACGCCAACAAAGTGGCTGTACTTGAAGAAGGGATGAAATACCAACCCATAGCCATAGCACCAAGTGAGGCCCAATTTTTGGAAACAAGAAAGTTTCAGTTAAATGAGATAGCAAGGATATTCAGAATACCGCCTCATATGATTGGAGACTTGGAGAAGTCGTCATTTTCAAATATAGAACAACAGTCACTTGAATTTGTTAAATACACTCTTGATCCTTGGATTGTTCGTTGGGAGCAATCCTTAGAAAGAGCACTACTAACAAAGAAAGAAAAGGAATCCTACTTTATTAAATTTAATCTTGATGGACTTCTAAGAGGAGACTATGAATCAAGAATGAATGGATATGCTGTCGGAAGACAGAATGGGTGGATGAGTGCAAATGACATAAGAGAATTAGAAAACCTAGATAGGATATCGGCTGAAGAAGGTGGTGACCTATACCTTGTAAATGGAAATATGCTACCGCTTGATAAAGCTGGTAGTTTTTATCAGCAGAAAGGAGAAGAAATAAATCCTAATGAAGAACAATAAAATATTTTGGAACTGGAAAAAGGATTCAAATGAACTCTATATAGATGGAGTTATTGCAGAAGAGTCTTGGTTTGATGATGAAATCACTCCAAGGCTCTTTTTTGAAGAATTAAAAAACAAAAGTGGAGACATAACTGTGTGGATCAACTCCCCTGGTGGAGATTGCATCGCGGCATCAAGAATTTACACCATGCTTTTAGAACACAAGGGAAATGTGACCATTAAGATTGATGGACTTGCAGCATCAGCAGCATCAGTCATTGCCATGGCAGGAACTGAAGTATTGATGAGTCCTACATCATTAATGATGATTCACAATCCTTTAACTGTAGCTATTGGTGACTCGAAAGAAATGCAAAAAGCTATAGATATGTTAAAGGAAGTTAAGGAATCAATCATCAATGCTTATGAGATTAAGACAGGTTTATCCAGAGAAGAGATTTCAAATCTAATGGACGGGGAGACTTGGTTTGATAAGAATAAGGCCATCGAGATGGGTTTTTGTGATGGAACTCTCACTGACAAAAGAAAAGATGAAAAAGTCACTAATATGGTTTTTTCAAGACGAGCGGTTACAAACTCACTTTTAACAAAGATAAATAAAGAAGTAAAGACTCACTCAATGAGTGAGGTAGAAGAAAGATTAAACAAAATTAAAAACACTTGGAGGTAATTATGAATTTAAAAGAACTTTTAGAAAAGAGAACTAAGGCTTGGGATGAGGCAAAGGCATTTGCTGAATCTAAGAAAGATGAAAAGGGTCTAATGTCTGATGAAGACTTTAAGACATATGAAGAGATGGAGAGAACTATCGAGAATTATACTCGAGAAATTGAAAGAAAGAAGAGGGAAGAAGAAATGGATAAATCCTTAGAAAAACCTACTACTCAAGCACTAACAAATGAACCTGCTACTTTTAATGAAGAAGAAAAGCCAATGAGAGCAAGAAATGTCTATAGGAAATCTATGATGAAAGCACTAAGAACTAACTTTAGAGATATTTCAAATGAATTAAAAGTAGGTACAGATGAAAGTGGTGGATATTTAGTTCCAGAAGAAATGGAAGTAGATATTGTAAATGGTCTTGAAGATGAAAATATTGTAAGAAAACTAGCTACAAAAGTTCAAACTTCTGGACTTCATAAAATTAATATTGCAGCTACAAAGCCTGCTGCTCTATGGGTAGAAGAAGGTGGTCAACTTACCTTTGGAGATGGTACATTCGACCAAGTATCTCTTGATGCACACAAACTTCATGTTGGTATTAAAGTAACTGAAGAACTTCTCTATGATGCAGCCTTTAATTTAGAAAAATACATCACTGAAGAATTTACTAGAGCACTAGCAAATGCTGAAGAGGATGCCTTCTTAAATGGTGATGGAGTAAATAAGCCTACAGGAATTTTTGACTCTAAAAAGGGTGGAGAACTTGGGGTAACAACAAAGGCTCAAACAATTACTGCTGATGAATTAATTGATTTAGTTTACTCTCTAGACAGACCGTATAGAAAGAAAGCAGCCTTCATTTTAAATGATGCAACAGTTGCTCAAATTAGAAAACTTAAGGATGTTAATGGTGCATATATTTGGCAACCATCACTTAAAGATGGAGAACCAGATAGACTTTTAGGATATCCTGCTTATACATCTGCCTTTGCTCCTAAAGCTGAAAAAGGAAAACTTGCAGTAGCCTTTGGCGATTTTTCTTACTACAAGATTGGAGACAGAGGAAATAGGTCATTCCAAGACTTAAAGGAACTATTTGCTGGAAATGGTATGGTTGGTTTCTTAGGTAAGGAAAGAGTTGATGGAATCTTAGTTTTAAGAGAAGCAGTTAAACTATTAAAAATTGGTGCTACTGCCTAAGGAGTAAATTATGATTACTCTTGAGGAGGCAAAGTCCTATTTAAGGGTGGATTTTGATGATGAGGATGAGATGATTAATTCTCTCATCCAATCATCAATAAAGCACTCCATGGATGTAGCCAGGGTTGATAGTGAAGAAGAACTTTCTAAAAATCCAAATGGAAAGATAGCTGTATTATATATGACTGCTTATCTTTATGAACATAGAGAAGAGGCAGATTATTCTGAACTAAACTTAACTCTAAGGGCTTTATTATTTGGAATGAGAAAGGCTGAGTTTTAATGAAGGTATCGGATTTAAATAGAAAAATAACCTTTCAAAATAAAAATGTTGAGGTAGATGAAATTGGTAACCATAAATCAGTATGGACGGATTATCTAGAAACGTCAGCCTATATTTCTTTTCAAGGTAAAGGCGAAGAAGTTTTTTTAGGGATGGAAGTAGACAGGTCAGATATTTCTTTTACTGTAAGATTTCAAAATAGGTTGAAGAAGATTAACACTTCAGAATATAGAATTCTATTTGAAGACGAAATTTACAATATCATCTCTATTGACTTTATGAACTATAAAAATAGATTTATAAAGTTTAGGTGTAGGAAGGTGAGTAGATGAATGTAAAAATTGAAAACCTCGCCAGTGAAATAATGAAGGGCTTAGAAGAATATTCTGATATGGCTACGGATGAAGTCAAAAAGGAAGTCAAAAAAGCTGGTAGCAATATTAGAAAAGACATACAAGAAAATGCACCTGTAGGAGAGACAAAAAAATATTCTAAATCTTGGTCTGTTAAAACTATGAAAGAAACTTCGAACTCAATAGAACTCGTAGTTCACTCAAGAAATAGATACCAGCTGGCTCATCTACTTGAAAAAGGACACGTTCTAAGACAAGGAGGAAGAGTATCTGCTAAGCCACACATTGGACCAGCTGAGGAGAAAGGAGTCAGAGAATTGGAAGAAAATATAATGAGGAAGTTAAGAGAATGAAGAGGTTAATGAATATAATTAATGAGATTGGACTTCCTTTTGCATACTCCCACTTTGCTGAAGGGGAAAGTCCAAACCCACCATTTATGGTCTATCTATTTCCAAAGAATAAACACTTTGGTGCAGATGGATATGTATATTATAAAAACACCCAGATAGACTTAGAACTATACACTGATAAGAAAGATTTAAAATTAGAAGAAAATATAGAAGAGATACTTGATAGAGAAAAAATCTATTATGAGAAATCTGAAGTTTGGATTGAATCAGAAAGACTCTATGAAGTTTTGTATGAATTCACACTTAATTTAAAAATCATGGAGGTAAATAATAATGGCTAATAAAGTTAAATTTAATATTTGTAACGTACACTACGCTCTCTTTGATAAAACCGAAGAGGGCGTTATTAAATATAAGACACCAGTACCAATGCCTGGTGCTGTTTCGATTTCATTAGATCCTAATGGAGAGCCTGAAAGCTTTTATGCAGATGGAATTGAATACTACACTATTTCAAACAATATGGGATATGATGGAGATTTGGAAATAGCTCTTATTCCAGAATCTTTTAGGACGGATGTTTTAATGGAAAAATCAGATTCAAATAAAGTTCTTATTGAATCTTCAAATTCTGAAACTGCGAACTTCGCACTTCTTTTTGAGTTTGATGGAGACCAAAAGAAAATCCGTCATGTCATGTATAACTGCTCAGCAGCAAGACCTACCCTTGAAGGAGAAACCAACGAGGAATCAAGAGAAGTTCAACCAGAAACCTTATCTATTCAAGCAAGACCACTTCCAAATGGAAATGTAAAGGCTAGAACAGGTGAAGAGACTACGAAGGAAACTTATGATGGTTGGTACAAGTCAGTCTATATGCCAACAGAAACTACAGTAACACCTTCAAGAGCAAGTGTTGGAGGTAAATAAATATGGCACTAACCAAGAAAATTCAAATCGATGGGAAAGAAGTTGTTTTCCGTGCATCAGCAGCTATCCCAAGAATCTATAGACTTAAATTTGGAAGAGATATCTTCAAAGACTTAATGGAACTTGAAAAATCCATGAAGAAAAATGATGAAGATAAATCTAATCTTGATATAGGCTCATTAGAACTATTTGAAAATATAGCCTATGTAATGGCAAAGCATGGAGATAAATCTGTTCCTGATAGTCCAGAAGAATGGCTGGATAATTTCTCAACCTTTTCAATTTACCAAATTCTACCTCAGCTAATTGAGTTGTGGGGACTTAATATAAAATCGGAAGAAGTTCCTAAAAAAAAGTAAGACCAACAGAAAGACCAATGACTACACCCTTGTTTTTACTAAGGGCAGTGGAACTTGGTCTTTCTGTTTCTGATTTATCTCTACTAACGATTGGACTTGTAAATGATATGTTCACAGAAAAGAATAATGACGACTATAAATACAAAGAAGTAGCTATGCAAGAAGATTATGATAAGTTTTAATCTTCAAGCTTAGCTACTCTTTTTTCAGCATCTTTATAGACTTTGGATTCCGCTCTTGCACCGATAATAATGACAAGAACTTCGTCATCTGATTTTTCCAATTTATAAACGATCCTAAGACCTGAACTCTTAAGTTTAATTTTCATAAGACCAGCAAGCTTAGAATCAGAAAGGTTAGAAAGAGGCTTGCCATACCCACCTTCGGTATTAGGAAGAGGATTTATTAAGATCCTCTTAAGTGCTTTATCGACAATTTTTCTTTGAGATCCATCTAAGGACTTATAGTCTTGGATGGCTTCTTTTATAAAGGATAGTTTATAGTTCATTCGATTTCGTCCTCATCAAGAGGAGAGACTTCATTTAAATCGATATGAAAGGCTTCTTCAAATTCATCTTGAGAAATTAAATCGGATTTATCCATTGATGACATCCTTGTATTGGCAAGCATAAGATCTCTTGCATCTTCGAGCTCATCAATGAGTTTCGTATATTCATCAGGGGAAACAAGAATGCACTCAGGAGTGTTGTTCTTTAATACGACCTTAGAACCGTTCACTTTGACATCATCGAAAATACGTCCAGCTAGGCCTCGATTAAATTCAGAAATGGATACAGTCTTGTTGGATAATTCTTTTACAAAATTCATACTTATCACCTCAAGATAAGTATAGCAAAAATTGATAAAAACATCAATAAAAACACTGATAAATATATCCCTAAAGAGGAGGTGAGGTATTGGCAAATAGAATAAAAGGGATAACTGTTGAGATTGGTGGAGATACTACCAAATTACAGACTGCACTAAAACAAGTTAATACTGAGATTAAACATACTCAGTCTGAACTTCGTGATGTTAACAAACTTCTTAAACTTGACCCTGGAAATACAGAACTTATCTCACAAAAGCATAAGCTATTAGGACAGACCTTAGAAGAAACAAAAAATAAACTAACATCATTAAAAGAGGCACAAAAACAAGCTGAACAGGCTCTTGCAGAGGGTAAAATTTCACAAGAACAATATGATGCCCTTAAACGAGAGATTATTGAAACAGAACAAGCCCTTAAATCTCTAGAAAGGCAAGGGGCAACTACTAATCAAACTCTTCAAAACATAGCTATTACTGGAGAAAAATGGCAAAACACAGGGCAAAATATAGAAAACGTGGGAAGAAAAATGATGCCAGTATCTCTTGCAGTAGCAGGTCTTGGGGTAGCGGCAGTAAAGACTGCATCAGATTTTGACTCTGGCATGTCAAAGGTAAAAGCAGTATCTGGTGCAACAGGGTCTGACTTTGATGCTCTGAGGGAAAAGGCTCGTGAAATGGGAGCCAAGACAAAGTTCTCAGCATCTGAAGCGGCAGAGGCTATGAACTACATGGCTATGGCTGGTTGGAAAAGTAAAGATATGATTAGTGGTATTGAAGGAGTCATGAACCTCGCTGCAGCTAGTGGTGAGGACTTAGCTACTACTTCAGATATTGTCACAGATGCCCTTACAGCCTTTGGTCTAAAAGCAGAAGACTCTTCTCACTTTGCTGATGTTCTCGCTGCTGCATCATCTAATGCAAACACCAATGTTTCATTAATGGGTGAAACCTTTAAATATGCTGCACCTATTGCTGGGACCCTTGGATATTCAGTTGAAGATACAGCAGTAGCTATAGGTTTAATGGCTAACGCAGGAATAAAAGGTTCACAAGCAGGGACAGCTTTAAGGTCTGGACTAACAAGACTCGCATCACCAACTAAAGAAGTTATTAATGGAATGTCCATGTTGGGCTTATCTATTGAAGATGTACAGGGTCTTTCACTTGATGAGACATTAAGTACCTTTAGAGTAGCCTTTGCTAATTTAGATGGAACTCAAAAAGCACAAGCAGCATCCATGATATTTGGTAAAAATGCCATGTCTGGAATGTTGGCAATTATAAATGCCAGTGAAAAAGACTATAACAGTTTGAGTGATGCCATTTATAACGCAGATGGAACAGCAGAAAAAATGGCTGCTACTATGCAGGATAACTTAGCTGGTCAATTAAAGATCCTACAATCTGCCTTAGAAGAATTAGCCATATCCTTTGGAGAACTTTTAATGCCTGCTGTTAGAAAAGCAGTAGATATATTAACAAAACTGGTAAATGGACTTAATGCACTTCCAGGACCAGTAAAAGGCATTATTGCAGGTATCGGTCTTTTTATAGCTGCTCTTGGACCTGTACTTATGATTGTAGGAAAACTTATCTGGTCAATTGGAACTATTATGACCAAAGGTCCTCTAATAGTAGGAGGAATAACTAAGATAGTTGGAATCTTTACAGGTACACTTATACCAGCAATCACTGCAGTAGTATCAGCCATTGGGATTGTTCCTATTGCTATTGGTGCAGTAATAGCTGGTCTTGTTCTTTTATGGAAGAAGTGCGACTGGTTTAGAGAAGGGGTCATCTCCATATGGGAAACTATTAAGGAATCAACTGTTGCCATTTGGAATGGAATAAAAGAATTCTTCGTAAACCTCTGGCAAGGAATATCAGAATCTTGGACAAGCACTTGGACTGATATTACAAGTTTTCTATCAGAATTTTGGTCTGGATTTATTGAAGGAGTGAAGACTACTTGGAAAGGCATCAAGGACTTCTTTGCCAACCTATGGAATGGACTTTCTGAAGGATGGAACAGTATCTGGACATCTATAACAACTTTTCTAACTGAATCTTGGAATACCTTTATTGAGGGAGCAAAGAGTCTATGGCAAAGTTTAGGAGAATTTTTTACGAGCCTCTGGACGGGAATTCAAACTACCTTTACCAATATATGGACAGCTATTTCAACTACAACTACAGAAGTATTTACAGCAGTTGGAGAGTTTATAAAAACTACTTGGGAAGGTATCAAGACTTTAATTTCAACACTTCTTGATGCGATCAAAGTAAAAGTAGAGACTATTTGGAATGGACTAAAAGAGTTTTTAACAACAGTTATTACTGCTATTGGAGAATTTATTTCTACCTCCTGGACAAACATAAAAACTACAATTGAGACTATCTTGACTTCTATTAAGACAGTCCTTGAATCAGTCTGGAACGGGATAAAGACCTTTATGTCATCAACAATGAATAACATTAAGTCCTTTGTTTCATCTGCTTGGAACTCCATAAAGTCGACTATTTCATCTGCAGTGAATACTACAAAGTCAGCAGTATCATCAGCATTTAATTCTATGAGATCAAGCATTTCATCGACCATGTCAAATATTCAGTCCACTATTAGAAATGGATTTAATAATGCAGTTAATCACATTAAGAATTTGGCATCCCAAGCTTATACATGGGGAGCCGATATGATTAACGGAATTGCTAGAGGGATTAGAAGTGCAATTAGCAATGTTACATCGGCTGTATCGAATGTGGCATCAACTATTAGGTCTTACTTGCACTTCTCTGTTCCAGATGTTGGACCTTTAACTGATTATGAATCTTGGATGCCAGACTTTATGGAAGGTTTATCAAAAGGAATTGAAAAGAGCAGAAGATTAGTACAATCTTCAATGAAAAATGTCGCAAGTGATATGGTTTTAAGCCCAAGCATATCAGCTGTTGGTATAGGTGTACATGATAAAGAATCAGCTATAAATGGCATTGACATAGGAAGACAAATATCCGATGCACTTGCAAATATCAATTTAAAATCTGAAAATACTGGAGATATAGTTATACCAGTTTATCTTGGAGGGACTCTCCTTGATGAAGTTATTGTCAATGCATCTATGCGTAAGAATTTAAGATGTGGAGGTAGATAATGACCTAACCCAAAATCTATGATTTTGTTGGTAGGTCAGATGCAGTCTCACCCCATGAACAAGGAGCAAAGCGACGCAGTGAATGGAGGTGTAGTCGTATAATGAAACATCAGTCATATGTAATTATTGAAGGAGTAGACCTACCTCTACCAAATTCTTATGATTTGGAGTTTAGAGATATAGAGGCAGATACTGGAGGCGAGACAGAGGCAGGTACTATTCAGAGAGATATTGTAAGAAACAAAGTAGCAAGTATTTCTGTAAGTTTTTCTTGTAGCCCTAAGCTTGTGAAGATATTGAGTAGTTTTGCTAACAATTCTAATCTTAAAGTTAAATACTTAGATACAGAAACGTTAGAACTAAAAGAGACACTAATGTATATAGACAAGTTTCAAGTCAAATTAATAAAAGATACTTCTTATAAAGGATTGTGGGAAGTATCTATTTCTTTGGAGGAATACTAATGTATCCAACAAGCAATGAATATAAAACAGTTATAAAAAAGAATTCTCGTAAATTTTACTGGACGGGAAATATCATCTTAAAAGACGAAACTACTATTCCCTTTACCAATAAAGATATTCTTAAAGGGTCTGGATACATTCATCGTTCATGTTCTGGATCTTCTGAACTTGAAATAGGTACAGTTTATGCTGGAGAATTTGGAATCAGTCTTTTTTCAAATATAGATAGGTATTCTCTAGAGGATTCAAAGCTAGAACTTTTTTATCATCAAGAACTAGAAAGCAAAAAGATAGAAACCATACCAATGGGCATCTTTGATGTCACTGAGGCAAATAGGTCTAAGAAAATTTTAGAACTAAAAGGATATGACTATATGCTTAGATTTGATAAGAACTTCCCAGTTACAGATACCTTTGGCACAGCCTTTGAATTACTAAGTCTTTCATGTGAGAAGTGTAAGGTGGAACTAGGTATGACAGAAGATGAGGTGAAAGCTTTTGTAAATGGAGAGGAAGTTTTGGCAATTTATCAAGACCATGATATAGAAACCTACAGAGACTTTATTCACTATATAGCATCTACCCTTGGCGCTTTTGCTGGGATTAGTCGTGATGGAAAATTAATTTTAAGAAAGTATGCAGGAAACATATCAACTGAAATTAAAACAAGAGAAAGATTTTCTTCATCAATATCAGATTTTAAGACAAGATATACAGCCATCAACTCAACAAATGCAAAAACTAAAATAGCTGAATACTACTCTTTAGAAAATGACGATGGACTAACTATGAATCTTGGGATAAATCCACTTATGCAATTAGGACTTCCAGAAAAAAGAAAAAGAATGTGTGAGGCTCTTCTTACTGAAATTTGTAAGATTCACCACACACCCTTTGATATGGTAACTATAGGGGACCCCAGTCTTGATGTAGGAGATAGGATAGCTATTTCTTACGAAGAAGAAAAGATTGAAGGGCTTATCACTGATATAGAATACAAGATAAATGGAAAACATAGAATTCTTGGTGTAGGGAAGAACCCATACTTATCTAGGGCTAAAAGCAAGAATGATAAGAATATAGCAGGACTGTTAAATCAGATTGAATCTGAAAAATTAGTCGTTCATTCCTATTCGAATTATTCTGCTTTCAATCTTTCAACAACAGATACACCAATAATTCGTATAGAATTTGCCTCCAATAAAGAAACGGAGGCAATTTTTAATGCATCTATTTTGTTAAATATAATTTGTGACACTGAAGAAAAAACTAGAAAGATATCAAGAAAGGTTAAGAAACAAGTAGAGGTTTTAAATAGCGAAGGAAAATCCTATGATCCTCCAAAGTTTGAAGAAAAAGAAGAAGTAGAGGAATTAGACTTTAGTGAAAATATAGAAATACCAACAAGGATAGTTATTACTTATGTTTTCAATGATACGAAAATAGAACATCACATTCCAAAGGAAACCTACCTAAGCGGTGACCATATTCTAAATCTTTTTTATCCACTAACTAAACTTCAGGAAAAGACAATGAACAATTTTTCAGTTTTAATACGACTTGAGTCTGGTCAAGCAATGATTGGAAAAGATAATGCTATCGCAGCTATCTCTGGTCAATCTCTAGGTTCTACAGAGGCTTGGGATGGAAAGCTTAAGATTGATGAATCCTGGAAGAAGATAGAACTTAGCCATTCATTTCTTCTTAGGAAACTTAAAGCAGACTACAAAGTAGAAAGACAAGTCCCAAGGCCACTAGTATTTAATGAAAAGGTAGGAAGATTTAAATATCAAGGATTGGTGCTTGGAAAATATAAAGAAGAAATAACTACAGAATTTAAAGATAAGGAGGAAGAAGAAAATGCTCAAGGGTAAATCAGTCATTGAACTAACTGATGTGAGGACAAATAGGAAGGAGATATATGAAGATGAAAACTTAATAACTAATGCAGTCCCAGATTTATTAAGGCTCAATCCATCAGGGCTTATGTATCCGATATATAAAACCAATGCAGAGGAATACAAGGAAGAAATATTCCCAATAGCAAATAAGTGTTATGGCGGCATTTTATTATTTGAGGCTCCTCTCGATGAAGATGCAAATAAATATATAGCACCTGCAAATAATAAGATAATTGGATATGCATCGAATGATGTTAATTCAACAGATACACCAAAAAGAGGCTCTGCCAATTTAACTGAATCTACTCCTATAGAAAACGGATATAAATTTGTTTGGGATTTTTCAACATCGCAAGCCAATGGAAGAATATCTGCTCTTGCACTAACTCATTATAAAGGGGGGAGATATTTTTATGGAGATGCTTATGGTAGGCAGTCTTGCTTAAGGTTAAATTACACCTATACATCCATAGATAATGAAATTTTGAAAGTTTACGTAGGTATGGTAGAAGCTGATGCTCTCCATAATACAATTACTTCTGTTTGGCCATTGGAAAACAAAACATTAGAAATATTAAAAATACAAGAACCATTAACCAGTCTTGGATTAAATGATCCAATCTTTAAAAATGCTCCTAAAAATTTAGAAAAGACGACAATCTCTATAGAGGACTTTTATAAAAATATTGGAACGTATGACTGGTACGAATCGGGGTTTTTTGATGGCAAAGATGGCTATTACTATGGCTTCATAAGAAATCTTGAAAATAATTATACTGACTTAAACAGGATAAAGATAAAAAAGGATGATTATAGCTATACGATAGATCATTGGAAATTAAATAATATTAGACTCTATAGAATTGGATCATACCCATCAAGTTCTAATAGTGCCTATAAAAATGGTTATAGCTTGCTAAAGAATGGATATCTATATGTCCCTGATACTGACTGCAATAAAATCTATAAAATTAATGCAAATAATCCAGTTGATGTTTCAGAAATAGCCGTTGATTTTGAAATGAAATACACATCTGGAGAAAGTACAAGTTTAGGAATTTATGAATGGGGTGACTATATACTGGGATATAAGTTTGTGATTGATGGAGACGATAATATCATTCAAACGAGCAATGCAACTTTTTATGACATGATGACTCCATCAATTGAATTAGGGCCGTTTAGGGTAGGATATGGGTCTTTTAGGGGAAATCTCTATAAGAATTTATATTTGCACACTCCGTATCTTGGAACAATTAATAACTTATCAAGTCCAATATTAAAAACGGCAGATAAGACAATGAAAATAACTTATACATTAACAGAGGAGGAATAAAATGAATAAGTTTTTAGAAATATTAAAAGTATGCTTTACAGCTATCGGAGGATGGTTGGGATTTTATCTTGGAAGTGTAGATGCTTTTATTTATACGCTGCTAGCTTTTGTAATAGCTGACTATTTAACAGGGGTTTTAAGAGCAGGGGTCGAAAGAAAGCTATCCTCATCCATAGGATTTAAAGGGATAGCAAAAAAGATTATGATTTTTATAGTTGTAGGCATAGCAAACCTATGTGATGTAAATTTAATTAAAGGTGATGGAACAATGATAAGAACAGCCATCATCTTTTTTTATATAGGAAATGAAGGTCTTTCTATTTTGGAAAACTCCGTAGCTTTAGGCTTGCCAGTACCAGAAAAATTAAAGGAGATTTTAAAACAATTCAAGGAGGAAAAATAAATGAGTAATAGCCCATTAGTACAAGCAAGAATTCTTTCACCTAACCATAGTGGAAGAAGGAATCAAAAGATAACGAAAATAGCTATTCACCACGCAGCTGGAGTTATAAATGGTAGAAATCTTGCTGGAGTATTTGTGCCAAGGTCAAGACGTGCATCAGCTAACTACAACTTAGGTTCAGACGGAGTTATTGTTTTAGGGGTTGATGAATCTAACAGAGCCTGGACAACTTCATCTTCCTGGTGTGACAACCGAGCAGTAACAATTGAAGTAGGGAACTCTACGAGGGGACCTCAGTGGTTAGTTTCTGATTATGTTTTAAATAGACTAATTGATTTAGTGACAGACATCTGCAGAAGAAATGGAATCTATCCTTGCACCTACACTGGAGGTAAGGATAGTGTGCTTCAAAAACACGAGTGGTATAAAAGTACTAACTGTCCTGGTCCATATCTTGGCAGCAAGTTTCCATATATAGCAAGTGAAGTAAATAAAAGACTAAGAGGCGATAAGACTGTTAGCAAACCAACAAGTGGACTATATAGAGTTAGAAAATCTTGGTCTGATGTAAGAAGCCAGAAAGGTGCATTTAAGAATTTAGATAATGCCAGAAGATGTGCCGATAGATTCGGATTAAAAGTATTCGATGCTAATGGCAAGATAGTATATCCAGTTGGAAAGACAATCGATGAGTTAGCAAGAGAGGTTATACGTGGGAAATGGGGGAATGGAGAGGAAAGAAAAAGAAGATTAACTGATGCTGGATATGATTATTATGTTATTCAAAAAAGAGTAAATGAATTAATTTAA